ACACCACCAGATACATTCTGTAAATAGTTTGCTGTGGTTGCTTAGGGAATAGGCATAGAATACAACCATGGTTATAAGATAGAGCAGGTGTATCTGGGGTAACGGCGGAGACCCGTGACGGCGCCGCTACTCAGATATCTACCTAGGTAGAAGAAGGTTGCAGGGACACATTGCATATGTCAATAAGAGATAGGATTTAAAAACCCAACACCACATTAATCATGGCTAATGATAATGTTTCAGATTATGCTAATGCTGCACCTTTTGCCAGGTTTGCCAACCTGCAGAATCGTGAGACTCTTAATCCTATAGGGAATGAAGCAAAGGAGATCCCTTACAACAGAGATCAATACCTGACATGGCTTGCTGAAGGGAAATTGTTTCAGATAGGTGCCCTGACAGATGCTGAGATAGTTGCTGCATGGACGACCATCAAGACAGCAATGGGGAACAACACTTTCAGCGAGACACATATGAGAAGCATCGTAAAGATAGCATGCAACCTCAGGGGCATAACTCCTGGCAGCACCCCTTTGTTGGTAACATACAACCCTCCTCAGAGTGCAACCTGGGCCCCCGCTCCGTCAACTGATGCAATTTACAGTGGTACACCTGTTGCAGGAGTTATCATCCCACAGAACACGGGTGCCGGGGGAGAAGACACCGAGACCGAGGCAAGCAAAGCTCGCGCCATTGCGTTTATATGTTGCTATCTTTTGAGGTTTATTGTAAAAACAGAGGAGCACCTGACAAACTCGCTGGGCAACCTTAAACTGCAGTATAGTAGGTTGTATAGTGCTCAATCTGCAACACTGAGCAATTGGAACCCCTCCAACACTTGGGCCTCAAGGGTCAAATTAGGATTTGACACATATCTGACACTGCGAGCCACAGTTGCTTATAATATAGCCAGTGCAGATGCCTTATTAGTCCCTGAAAATGTCAATTATGGCCTGTGCAGGATGCTTGTGTTCCAGCACCTAGAACTTAGTGGCCTTCAACTTTATAAAATGGCCATGACCCTCATTGCTCATTTCAAACTGATAGAGCCAAATAAATTTCTCTCATGGATTTATGACCCTCTCTCTGAGGCGTCTATAGATCAGATCTATAAGATAGCTGTTAATTATGACAATGTGAACTCCAAAACCCACAAACATTGGAAGTATGCCAAACTTGCCAGGGGACAATATTGGCTGAACACTACTGTGAAGAGGAACCAGTTTTTGGCTTACATTCTTGCAGATCTCGAGCTAAAATACGGCCTAGCTGGGAAATCTGACTACTCCAGTCCCAAAAGAATGAAAGCCTTAAGTGGGATGCCGGTTGAACGAATGACAGAGGCAGAGACCATCTCCAAGGCGGTAGAGCAAATGTACACCGCAATAGAGAGTGCAAAGAGAGTTGATGCAGGAGCTGCTTATAGATTGGCGAAGAAACTCGGCCCACCCAGAGCGAACGCACACAGCAGGCGCAAGGAGCCCAACAACAGCAGGCAGCACAGGGACAAGCAGCCCAACAGCAAGCAGCAGGGCAGGGACAAGCGCAACAAGCATCAGGTTCTGGGACGGCACAGCAAGCCTCAGGCTCAGGGACCGCCCAACAAGCAACAGGATCTGGGGCCGCACAACAACAAGCCCAAGGAAGCCAGCAGACCCCCGCAACAGGACAGGCAGCAGCTGGCACAGCCATGGAGGTTGACAAGAAGGCAGAGGGGAGCCAGAGGGCACAGGACGCAAACGCTCTCGGGAATGTTCTGTAAAGGAACTTGCCAATGTATCCAATAATAATGTCATGCATTACTGTAAAGCATGGCCTGTGTGTATTCTTAATTATATAATATGCCTCACTTGCAGGCTGGTGTCTTGTACTGTTCTCTATCCACAAATCTATATATTGTTATGGTATTTATAATAAAAACCCAACACCTCATCACAACATGTGTCTCGTTTTGTCATTGGGATAATGTCAGGTAGCGGCAGTGAGCAGACCCCGAGGTTAACAAGGTCATCTAGCAGGTCCACTTTAACAGGGGTGGCAAGCGGCAGAGTGGAGAAGATCCGATCATCCCCAAAGTCTCTTGATAGGATTGCAAAGAAGTACAAGGACTTTGATCCCGAGACAGCCAAAATCATCAGAGCAGACCTAGAGGAGACTCAGGCAGACAAAACCATGGAGGTGGGAGGGTCAACTCAGGAGAGCGCACAGCAGATCACTGGAGCAAAACGTCCCAACGAAGAGGACCAAGGGGGTGCACAAGAAGCAGCCAAGAGGGTCAACAGGTCAAACAAGGTAAACAGTCTGCTTACTTCTAATGGTGTTACAGATCCAGCAAAATCCAAGATTAGTAACTACATTGTGGGGAGGCTGAATGCAAATAATATTGAGGCTGATAGTGTGATGGTGGCCGAATGTACCAACATAGCCATCCATGCATGGAAAGAGGGAAAGAAGTACTTAGATGATAAGATAATATCGCAGGCCACCACAACCATACCAACACTCATAACAAACCTTGTATCTAATGCTAATACGTTGAGTAATGTGATTGCTTCTCTGAATAATGTCCCTGATAAGTTGGTCTCGGACATAAGGACTCAGGTAGAGAATGTATCCAACCAAACAGGTCAAAAAGCAGCCAAAAGGGATGTACTACTAAAATCATCAGAGAGTATATACAATAATGCAGTCAAAGAATCCAAGGTTGACTTCATAAACAATTATCTGACCTCATCTGGGGTCAATGTAGACGAGCTAAGGAAAGACTCCCACCACTACAGGACAGTGGTCAGTAGAATAGAGAAAAAATATACCGTTCTAGTCATGATGCCAGAGCATGAGGAGCACCACACACTGAAAGAGAAGGTGGCTACCAATCGGACATTTGTTAAAGAGAGTGCTCAAACTTTGAGCCAGAAATATGTAACTCAGTAACAACAATCAAAGACAAGGACCCACCGGAACGGAGGGAGCGACCCGGCAAAGGCCCCACCACACAGCCGCACAACCCGCCCCCCTCCGGAAGGGAACCAAAAAACCTCATGCGGAACTCGTGCCAAATTATAATCTTGATGTGTGTGTAATATATATATTTATGTATTTATCAATGTTTTATATTGTTCATATTTTAAAAACCCAACTCCACATAGAAGGACAATGGGCGAGGGGAAGAACCACCAATCATTCTCATTCAAAAATGCAGATGACGAGATTGATCTGTCCTTATCTAAATTCTCTTTGTTTAAGCTAAAAATGGCAAAGTCTAAAATCATAAAAGTCTTTGGGCAGAATGATCCAGTGGATCCAAACAACTGCTACATCAACATGAGATCTATAAAAATCACAACTAGTAGTGTTCTCCCAGAGAGTGATCCCAAATATTTAATATGGGAGATGTCTTATAAAACAGACGAAGAAGATCACACTCTGGGACAACTTGCATGGAAAGCCTCCTATAATGGGACTTTTATTGTGACCACAACGTATGCTATGATGGTCACTGGAGGGGAACTATACACTCCATACACTGCAGTAATTAGATCCTCCGATGGGAATGAAATAAAAGGGGTGAAGGTAAAAGTAACTTTATCGTGGGACCCGGCCAATGACAGGCCTAGCAAAGCCAGGATGGGCGGGTTTATACAAGACATGTACTGCAAGACCATAACCAACGGTAAAACACAGATATCACCCATGGTTGGCTGGTATATAGGGCAAGATGAGAGGAGATATTGTAAGGTTTTAAATAAATCTGCACTGGAGTTCAGTTCAGAGGGAATCTACCCACTGATGGAGCTAGTGTCTGGAGCAGACAGTGTGATAAACCCTCTGATCAATAAATTAATATCAGGTATGCTGAATGATGAGGAGAAGAGGAGGGTGAGCCTGTACACCAGCACAGTGGGTGCTGGAACATCTCTGACACAGTCAGAAAAGCTTTTACTCAAGAAGTTAGTGGAGAGCAAAACAGGATCCGGTCTGGTCCAGTTCCTCATGAGAGCATGCAAGGAGTTAGGCACTGATGTCTATCTGGAAGCTTGACAGCAAACTCCACAAGCAGCCGAGCCACATAGCAAGAGGAACTCCTTAGACAGAGGGCCAATACAAACTATTAGGTATGGGTTGAAATAAGAGAAACGAAGACCAGATCGAGAACACCACCCCACACGCAATGCACCTGTACTACTATACAGATGTAATAAAAACCCAACACCACATAATAAACATGGCTAACAAAAAGATAAGAGTTACTGGAGCAGAGGCTGAACAGCCTAGCATTCTTAAAAGGATTTCTGGGGCATTGACATTAAACCCTTTAGACTATCATCTGGATTACTCAAAACTGATTTCACTGAACTTCATGGTAAAAATATCTTTTCATGATGCGTCTGATTATGATCTATTTGTCAGAGAAGGGATCACCCCAGTTGAGTTGTTCGAGGCTCTTGCATCAAACTGGAGCACAGACTCAGGGGAGGTTCATTATGTGGATGGTAATACACATGACAAGGATGAGATAGACACCTCTGTTAAGTTGTGCGAGCTAATAACAATTATCAAGGATCTACCGTTCCATAAGAGCGAGGAATCGACCCACTTCAGCATACTTAGCACATCCTTAACACTAGGTTTTGGTGATCAGATCTTGCAAAAGCATGATAACTCTGTCATCCCCATTATTACAGAGAGATCATTACCACAGTATATGCATGCTATCATACAGTACGAGTATCCTAGAGTTAGTGGAGGGATAGCTGCAACAATTTGTGCAGGGATATGCATCAGGTCACCTCCTATTGGAAACTGCCCCCCGATCATGAAGCCACTACACCTGGAGCTTCTATGTTACCACTATGGACTAAAGATGAGCGGAGATGCACCTTCGCCTGCTGAGGGAAAGATAGGGCGAATCAAGAGGCCCACAGAGAGAAAAGAAGACACTCCATCGATGACCAAGAGACTGAAAGGAGGGGTGGGTGCTACAATAAGCCGCATGCTATCATGGAAAGAATAGACTTCTCATCTACACACACCTCAAGGAGGAAACACCAGGAGACCAAGCACCTTCACTGATCGAAGACACAAAGCATCCTAATGTGTACATGGTTTTAATAATAAAAACCCTCAACAACATCATACGTATCACATTTCATACCATTCTTGTGTTAATCATGAATATCATTAAAAGAGCCGGTGTATTTATAGGGTTAGTATATTTTACGGTCCTATTGATAATATATGGAGAACATATAGTAAGATCCTATGCTACAGAAGACTGCATGCCTGCAGGGCTATACTACTATGCAGAGGGTGCAGCATACACCAACCTGCCAGTCTGCAAAGACGAGCCCAAATCATCCTACAAAGGCACAGAGCTATTTCCTACATCTCCTAATATAGATAAGCCTCTGAGGATGACCACCGATATTATGGTACATCCCATCTCTTCGACATCAGACCTTGGTCCTATGGACGTTCCTCCAGACATGTATCCGATGTACTCATGCCCTAATCTATCAAATTCGTCACCTCTTCCTCTATGGTATGGGAGCTGTATAAACTCGTGTCAGATAACATCGTCCAAGGAGACAATGGCAGTGACGGTCTGGGCCATAAACAGCACAGTCGATATTATCATGGGCTACAAGCTGACCACATTCTTTGAAACAAAATTCAGTCATGTGGGACCCTTCGGAGGTTGCTCCATTTCCCTGGTAGGGTCAGAGCCCCGGTCAGCTCCTGAGGCCCTGATATCGGGGTGGAGAAGCAAAATCCTATCACAAGGGAACATACAAGATGCTGCATGGTATCTTTACAATGACCCTGAATGCAATTACTTCTCTGATATTTATAGTTCTGGATTCTTCGTGAGGATAGATAGAATCAAATTAACAGTGCTCATTGATGCTGTTGGGAATTTGTACCTATCAGATCTGGTAGCAGGTTCTTATGACTCATATGATAAAGGCTTTGCAACTCATGGCAATAATGTGTGGATCTGGGATACAGACAGAGTGAAGGTAGATAACAATTGCTACTTCAAGCAAACAGATGACACCTACTGCGACTATGACAACACAACCGGATACATCCTATGCAAAACAATAGGTGTATCATTCCGCTCAGAATTGCAGACCCGAGTAGAATCCCCATGTGCTGGGCATTTGAATATCTCAACAGATGGTGTCATATATAGACTGGAAGGAACAGCAGATACACCATCCACTCAAGACAGATTATCCTCAATATTGAAGAACAATGTCAATCTAGGCATGGAATCTCTGATCTCGTTGATTAACGATGTTTTCACAAACATCGAGTCCTCATATTGTACAGGGATGTGCGACCTTATGGAAGTGATTCTGAGCAACTACCCAACTGCAACAACAGTTCTTGAGACACCTATAGGTCCCTGGCTGCCTATTACAACTAATGGCCACACAGTCATGACCGCATGCTCATCTGATCCCAACTGGGTGATAAAAACTCCTGTATCGTATTGCTATTCTAAGAAGATGATAAAGGTGGTGAACAAGGACACAATGAGGGAGGCATGGTGGAGAATTGTGAACTCCTACATTATACTGAATGAGACATGCACCGATGAGAATACAACATCATTCAATCTTGTGAAAGAAAGGATGGAGTTGCGACAAGACATCACTTACAGCTTCTGGAGAGGAGACCTTATAGTAAGTTACCCATATAACAAATCTAGGTGGATAACATACAAAGATGAAAAGATCCAGAGAAGCTCTAAGTGGTTTGACAAGCTGTTACCACTGAGATACAATCATCCCATCACACTAGACAACATTACAATGGAGCTAATAAATCATACTAGGGACATTTATGATGTCCATGTTTATCCATCACAAGGGTCAACATCCAAACGACCCATGAGCGATGTGATAGGAAGAGTCGGTGCTGCTGGCTCGAACCTGATCAAGCACCTGGTTAAGGGTATAGGGGAGACATTCTTCTGGGTTACTCAACACATAGAACTAATATGTGATATACTAATCATAATAGTATGTGTTGTTATTGGATACTGTGTAGTGTTAAAGCCAATACTCTACATCACGATGAGAGGGAGGGAGAAGCAACAACCTGTAATAGTCATGAGGGATGAAGGAAGAAGCCATTTATTCTCCAGAAGCACAGCTACCAATGCCTTATAGTATAAGTATAGGTTTAGATAAAACACCAATATTGTCTTTGTGTCCATATGTGTACCCGAGAAAGTAATTTAATGTTGTAGAACCTAAGAGCTATTAATAAAAACCCAATACCTCAACATTCTCAACAGAAAACCACGGCACAGCATGTCCAGCCAACAAGAAACCAACGACAAGAGCAACACACAGGGGCACCCGGAGACCGACCCCGAAGGGAAGACAGGCACCGACACCGGGAACACCGAAGACAGCCCGCCCGACACCGACAACGTCCCCATCACAGATGACGCAATAATGGATGATGTCATGGATGAGGACGTAAAGGAGGAAGACATCGACTACTCATGGATAGAGGACATGAGAGACGAGGATGTTGATGCCGAATGGCTCTTTGAGCTGATTGACGAGTGCAACGGCTGGCCAGATTGATTAGCAGGTCCACGCAACAAGGGGAGCCGCCCGGGGCGCAGCCCACACACAAGAGGAGAGGCACCCAGCCATGAGACGGGACGTGGACGTGAGGGTGGGCCTTTGTGTGAGCGGCGGGTGTGGTGTGTCTTATCTATGATATAGTGACGATGTATGTTGCAGTCTGTATCTATATTATGTAAAAACCACTATCAATCAATAGCCGAATGTAAGCGACTCCTGCATAAGACTTGGTATATTAAATAAAACCCCAACATATCCATTTTTCATTTCATTAGTATTAAGAAATGGATGATGAGGGGCATGGTTATTGGCAGGATTATGATGAGGATGAGAGTTGGTTGGATGCTGAGAATGATGTGTTTGATGATGATATCTTTGAGGAAGCGGAAGACAATGAGCATCTGGTGGAAGGGGGAGACTTTCATTTAAAATCAGCTCTCCGAGGAGAGGCTGACATGCTGACAAATCCTATATATGAGAAGGAAAGAGAAAAACTGCAGGAAGATGTGGGAGATCTCGGGGTTGCTCTAGGTCACCTGAATGTCCGACCCTTTCTTGAGAAAATGGGTGAGCGCATCTCAACCGATCACACAAACACTCCCTTAATTGAAAACATAAAACAGGGAGGATTTGGGGCAATTCACCATATGAAGAGTACTGCCAGGCTCATTGTGGCAGAGGCAGCAACTGTCACAGAGACAATGCTGACTAGTGGAGTTGATACCACTCTCGCAGGTGCATATCACTTCTTTGAGCAAAACCATCCTCATATGAAATGTACTGTTAATATGGTGCTAATGTTCCTGACCATTCTGAATAATGTAAAGAATATCAGATTGAATGTAGATCTCCATCAGATATTGAAAAATAACATATCTATTAAAGGAAGCACTGTATGCATGTATATTACTGTTGCTACTGTAGCATACTTTTCTACTGATATAGTTGTATTTGACATTGATGGCCAGAAATACAATACACCGAAGACGTATTTCTTGAATGCTTGTGATAAGATACAAGAGAGGTTTAATGTCATACTCTACTCATATCTTGCTGAAGGTTTATCTATACCCGGGTCCCCTCCAACATATATAGTCAATCGAATCATAGATTGGGGTGATTCAATATTGTACCAAATGGGCAATGATGGGTATGATGTCATTGCGTTGTATGAGGCAACTGTTGTTGGGGTGATATTGTCCAGAGATGACAAAGACCTGTCTCCTACATCTGGGGGGGGAGACTTCCTTGAAAACATCCAGCAGGATCTTGGGCCTGTCCAACAGAACCATATACGTTATTTGATAGCATTGTTACATGATATGACCCCTCACCAGCTTGCAGACCTACATGGGCTTTATCGCATCTGGGCGCATCCAATCATAGACATAGACGGTGGAGTTAAGAAACTGCAGAAGGTTACACAGAGCCTTAAAGGTGATATTAATTCGAAGCCTGAGAGTCAAGAAACTGTGCGCTCCTTCAGGAGATTGTTTGTGATGGACTATTTTGTAAAGCACCAGTTCTATCCTCCTATTACACTGCCTGAGAAGAGTAACTGCTATATAGGCAACTGCATAAGAACAAGTAAGAAGATAGACGAGAGCCACATCAATTATAATTTCAGTGACTGGGATCTAGTAGAGCTGGGTGGAGCCTTCTCCATTCCATACTCATGGAATGTTCTACATCTAGCTAAAGACAAAGCAATATCACCGACAAGATCAGAGATGTATACAATGCTATGCAAGACAAAACGGGTATTTAATGCTGAATTACGGCGTGGAGTCCTTAAATTGATGAATACAACCCTAACTCCTCTAAGGGAATTCCTAACTGAAGTCGCAGAGCATGGGCTGGATATAGATGATTGCATAATAGGATTATTTCCCAAGGAGAGAGAATTAAAGATTATGGCAAGATTTTTTGCTCTGTTGTCTTTCAAAATGAGGCTATATTTTACTGCTACTGAAGAGCTTCTAGGCAGCAAGCTATTGAGATACTTCCCTCAGATTACAATGAGCTCTAATTTGCTCGACATGCAAGAAAAGATGTCAAGCATGTCCAGAGATCTAGAGTCGCAGAATAAATCAGTGACATATGTCATAAATATGGATTTTGTCAAGTGGAACCAGCAGATGAGAGAGTCCACATGTGAAGGGTTTTTAAAGAATTGGAGCAAATTGTTCGGACTTCCAGGGCTATATTCTAGATCTCATCAGATTTTCCGAGACAGCATACTATACATAGCTGATGGAACCAGGGATCTAACACCGGATCCTGACACAGGAATCATGGTAGACAACAATGTCTGCTGGATAGATGACGGGGCGGGAAAAGAAGGTATAAGGCAAAAAGCCTGGACTATAATGACTGTATGTGACATAGCAGCAGTGGCCAGGCATCACCCAGGGGTGTTTCATCTTGTTGGGGGAGGAGACAATCAAGTGCTCACAGTGACCTATCATACCAATCAAATAGACACAGATGGAAATATAACTGAGGAGGGAAAAAGCAAGATCAAAGCCAAAGTGAAGAAATTTATTGAAGCTCTGGAGACACATTTCGCTGCTCGGGGGCTGCCATTGAAGACATCCGAGACATGGTGCAGTACTTCATTATTTATGTACAACAAGTTTATGTACTATAAGGGTGTACCATTGAGATCACCCTTAAAACAGGTATCTAGATTGTTCCCTTATTCTAACAATACATCCATGACACTTCAATCTATGGCTCAATGTTTGGGCACCGGACTACGATCAGCCGCCCAGAAGGAAGTGAGTCATATTGCCCTACTGTTCATGAGAAACATATGGGGGTCTGTCCTGGGGTGGATTATACTGTATTGCCACCCTATGTTGCCCAGCATCTCTAGTGAAACCTGCAATAGTGGAGTGAGCACTATAGTTAGAGGACGAAAAGCCATCAACATGAAGACTCATCGGATTGACTTGGTTGCTCTTATATTGAAGATATTATATTTGCCAGGACAACTTGGTGGGCCAGGACTTGTTAATATATATCAGATGACTATGAGAGGATTTCCAGACCCAGTGACTGAAGCTATTTGCTTTTTGAGGAAGTTCAAGAACTATCTGATCTGTGTAGGATCCAGTTACAGTTCTCATCTAGCTAGAATGGCGGGTGTATCCTTCTCAGCCAGTCGAAGCTACGAGCCATTGATAGAAGATGTTTGCAGCCTCAATCTGGATACCCCCAGATCAGGAACGGGGGGGAAGAGAGAAGTTCCAAGAAAGATATTACTAAAATCAAGACTAGGGGGCAATCAGCATTTAAAAGAGCTTCTCGGGATCATGAAGGGTCCAAGTGAAGGTGAGTTTTACAGAGCAATATCTTCAGGGAAGGTACTTGATGTGAGGGTGATGCATGAAATAACAAGCAGCACCTTGTATGCTGTAACGAATACCTTCACGTCCCGTGTGGACAAGACAGCAACCCTAAAGAGGCTCACCTTCAAATTCTCTATGCTAGAGTCTCTTGCAGATGCAGAATTGAAGTATATCAGATATTTGTCTGTCAGAGATGACAAGACACACGATATTATGTTTGATGGCTGCAGCAGAATAATCGCTGATGAGTGCAGGACAAAGGGCTGGGGGAAGCCTGTGCTGGGTGTCACAGTACCTACTCCTTTTGAGTACTTACAAATATCTTGGACTGACGAACATATCTGTGACAACAATCACATAACGGTGAGGATATCTAATCAAGACAGACAGGTGACAACAGAAACCCTGGGTCCATGCAAGCCTTATCTAGGTGCTTATACAAAAGAGAAATTCAAAATGACAGAGGTTGCAGCAGCATACGGTGATGAGGATGTCCTGTCAAAATCCTTAAGAATCCTGAAGATAATTAACTGGAGGTACCAAGACGGCTCAACTATGAGTGAGATCATTAAAGCACCTTTCCGAGCTGTGACGGACATTGATCCTCAAAGAATGGTGCAAGAGAGTACAGTAACAAAGGGAGACTATGATCACAGAAGAAAGATGGATGCTAGAGTTCATGGAGGAATACCAAACTTTGTCACTACACCATTATCACATATTAGTATATCTACCAGTACATGGTACAAGCACGCCAGGGGAAAGAATGAGAATATACATTTCCAAGCATGCATCATCCAGACAATGTATCAGATAATCATAAGGACCATGAGCAACATACACAGTCAAGAGAAGTTACACGTACATGAGTGCTGCCAGACCTCGATATCGGAGATACAAGAGCCAAGAGCAAATCTTGATCTAACAACACCCCAGATGATTCCGACCTTCCCCACCTTGATGGGAAATCCTCTGGTATACATACCTGAGCAGTCCATCACATTTGATTACTCACGAACTCAAGAGGTTGATTACTCAAGGAGAGTGGGATCACTAGATTGCCAAAGGTCAACAGATTATGGATGGGTAGATGCTTACAGCTCATTATCCTGGCTGATAATGTGTGATGTGATTGGTTGGACCAAAATGCCTGATTCTTTTTACATCATGCAACAGGAGAGAGTGGATCACTACTTATTATCAATGTATATTATTTCCATATGGAAGGTGCTGAAGAGTGAATTTGACCTGCACAAAACCATGTTGGATTGGGGGCCTTTATTGAAAGTGTACTCATCAGACACAGGAGTGCAAGTTTTGAGTCAATCAATGGGGATAGTTGTGTTGGGAAAATTGGAAGGGGGCCTGTCGGTGAACATGATGGATATATGCAATTCCCTGACAGGACTGACTAGCAATCAGATACCTCCATTCTCTGTAAACCTGGCACTGCCTAGAATACACAAGCAGGTAGCTACATGGTGGAAATTAACATGCAGTGATACTATGTACTGTATACAGTGTTCCAACATTCTAAAGGGTTACTGGGAGGGGACATTAATAAATACAAGAATAGACAATGACTTAAGATGTTCAGAATGTGCAGACGGCGGCATTTCGCCTCGAATAGTTAATGCTCACATAAGCAATTTGTCAGATCATCTGATTAAAATAATACCTGATCGAGAGGAGGTCCAGCTGCCATTGCTTGCCGGAGGTGAGGACCTAAATAACCTTGAGGTGGTCCTATCACTCGAAGATGAGTGGCCAGACAGTGACGATATCACTATCCTGAACAGGATAGGAGAGATGAACGACATTGATGGGAGGATGAAAAACTACCTAGAAGTCATGGCACTATTGAATCCTGATGTTGTGATAATCAGACCTGAAATACTGGAGTTGGAAATCTTGCGGAGAGTATGTGAGGTGGTAAGACTAGCATCCGAAGGGAAGCTCATCATCCACATACTTGTTGAGGAGCCCTCATATCTGGAAAGTGGTGCCATATATGAGATGGAGCGTGCATTTCCGAGGCATAATCTTTTCCATGTGCAATTCAGCTTCAGAAAGCCACCAGAGGGGCTGCACAAACTCTGGTTGCTGCCACAGGATATAACTCTGGCCAGGGCTGATGTGGGCGACTGGCTTGTGATCCCCTTCACTCAGCTGCTGGATTTCCATGATACTATCACACCAGACACCCGTTTACACCACCAAAGAGAAGCGATTAGGCAAGATGTTTTTTGGTCAACAAAGGAGCAGGGGGGTTTAGGCCTGGTGGTCTTGCAGCATATTTGTACCAAAACAGAGTTGAGTTATCGTTTGGACAGATCCAAAGTTGATGTGGAGATCAACAAGATGATGATCAAGGACCCTGTAATGGGTGGGAAATATGTTATCCTAAAGAGGAGATGCTCATGGGCTATATTTTCCACCAAGTATGAGTTGCTATGTTCTGCAGAGAGAATAAAGGGCAACCTCAGTGCCGATGGGAAGAAGATCACATCAAAGGACTTCTCAAGAACATACAAAGAAGATATCATAATATTTATTATCTCAGTCTTGATGAGATCACTGGACTGTGACGAGAAGAGGGTCATGACATTAAGTTATGTGGAGTGCTTGCCTGAGCTGCTAACATTGAAACCAAGGTTCAATAAATCAGGAGTAATCAGTGTCAGATATCTAGATTACTTCTGGTTTTTTAAACGGGTGTACTCATATAACAACCCTGAGGTTGCAATACCTTACTCAGCAGTAATAAAGGGGGTCAACCTTGGCTCTCCTAGAAAGGAGGGGTACAGTCTGGCATCATCCGACGGCGCACCGTGAGACCGTCTGCAGCAAGTCTCATGTATCGAATTATTATTAAAAATAAAAACCCCAACTCTCATCGACGACAAAACACCAACGCAGAACAACACAAAAACACCATTGCACAATTAAAATGTCTAGCAACTCCCAACTGATACAATCTACAGCCCGTTCAATCTCCTACCAATAACTCTCATAGGGTCTTCCGTCCTTCACCCCATATCCTCGCAGGCACACATGGCGGCTTTGGATATGGTGGTGT